GCAGCTCAATGTACCGCTGCAGCCACCACTCGAATTTATAGCGGAACCGGTTCTCGCCTACGTCCCGGCCCTTTGCGAAGTAGGAACGAACAACCTTACAGTTGTCCACCATGTCACCCTTCTTGTGCCATAGGAACTCAACTACGTCCGCGTCTTGTTCGATGCTGCCCGATTCTTTCAAGTCGGAAAGCTTCGGCTCTTCACCGTTATCGCTCTCCCTGGTCATTTGCGACAACATAACGAAGCAGAATTTGTATTGACGGGCGAGCTGCTTTGCCGTAGATGTCACTCTACCGATTGCCTGGGCGCGGTTCTCGCCCTTGCGCTGCGGGATGTTCATTATCTGCAGATAATCGACGAACACCGCCGCCACCTTGCCGTGCTTCTTCTTGAACCTTCGGACCGTGGCCCGAATCTCGTCGATCGTAACAGCTGCTTTGTCCTGGATGTAGATCGGCAGCCTATCGAGCTCGTCGAGAGCTTTGTCGATCTTCTCATGTTCAGCATCCGTGAGGTTCTCTTTCTTCTGCGTCAACCTGATATAGTTCACACCTGACAGTTTGGCAACCATTCTATCCTCGAGGTTCACATCGCCCATTTCTTGCGAGAAGATCAACACGCAGCCGCCGTCGGGGTTGTTCGTCGCTATGCCTTCCGCAAGCTGTAGCATCTTTGCAGTCTTTCCTACACTGGGCCTCCCTGCTAGGATATAAAGCCACCCGCGCCAAAGCTGCGCCCATTCGTCGAATTGTAGAAATCCGGTAAGAAGCTTTTCTGCCTTGCTTTTCAAATGCTTTTTGTACTTCTCCCGAATCTCAGCCATACTTTTCATTTCGCCGGACTCCTGCGGCCATATGTCGGCGACTAGCTCCTCCACAGCGGCAAACATTTCCTCATCCGTAGCATGATCGCCGTCGGCTGCTTCTTTGACATCATCTGCCATTCTGTAGAGCCGTTTACGGTTTCCGTTCTTCCGGACTATCTTGGCGTACTGAGTGACCGCAGCGGGCGACGTTGAAGGGCAGGAGCTGGCAAGCTGCGAGAGATAGCTAACGCCTCCGATCTCTTCCAAACGTCCCCGTCGGTTGAACATTTCGCTAACCGTAAGGATGTCGATAGGCTTGTCCAATTCGTCAAGGTAGAGCAGAACTTTCCAAAGCAATTCATGCCGACCTTGTGAAAAATCCCGGTGCTCAAGAAAACGAATATCGTCGATGCGCTCCGGCTCTCTTAGAATGGCGCCGAGGACGGACTGCTCGGCTTGTATGTTGACGTCAAGGGTTATAAACGAATTCTGCTGGGTCATTGCCCGCCCTCACCCACTCTCGGAAAGCCTCTTCTTTTGCTATTTCTTCCTCACGCTGATTTGCTTGTTGCTTTTGCGGCCTATCCACCTTCATCTTGAGTGCGAGCTGCCCGAATTTCTCTCGAAATTTCTTAGCACTAAGCACGTTCACTTTCCAAAACGAATCCGCCGCAACCCAATCCATTACGTCACGAATCAACTGTTTGTCGGTCACTTTATCCGTTTCGACCATTTTCCGGAACTCGTCAGCCCATTTTTGAAGATTGGCCTTAATGATTAAATGCTGCAGCCCTTCCGCTTCGGCGACCGCCTTTACCTTGCCGTGAAAGTAGGAAGCCATCTTAAAATAAGTGCTGTCCTCGGCATACTTTTTTTGTTGCCGAGGTAGAGTATCTTTAAAAGTATCTTTGTTATATATCTTGGTACGCGTTTTGGAGTACGGTTCCGTACTCTTTTTAGAGGACGGTGCGTCCTCATTTTGGAGTACGCTATCAGGCCGTACTCTTTTTGGCTGACGCCTCTCATTGATCCACGATTCATAATTTTTGTTGAATGATAGCAGGCGAGGTTTCCCAGGTTGATCACTGGTTACAAGAATGACGTTTCGAACAATCAACGCTGTCAATTCCCTATCAACCTGACTCTTTGTTGCGCCGATGGCTTTTGCAATAAAGGAAAGCGAAAGCTCTGCTTCCTTGCGATTAAAGCCATACGTGTACCGCCAGACCTGATCGATAACTCCGCGCTGCGTTCCGTTGAACTTGTAGCGACCAATGTTCTCAAGTATTTCGTGGGCTATTTTGGTATAACCGTCTTCGAGTTGCGGCCCTGCCATTCACCCCACCCGCTTTAGGCTGTTTGATCGGCATAAATGCCTTTGACGTATTCGGCTATCATCTGCGCAAGCTCTCGCTCGTCTTCACCTGGATTACTCTCATGCGATGGGATGCTGAACCATCTTTCGATGACTTTCAGCAATCCATTGATCAATTTGACTTCTGCCGGCTGTTCGACGGTGTAGCCGTTAACGAGGGCTTCAAGAAG